TTCAGCTTCAGCGTTAGCTGCTAATCCTGTTCTTTCCAATTGTGTTGCTAAATCTTCGTCTACTTCTGAAGCTCTTGTTGTTATTGCAACAAAACCTCGTTTAGCTCTTACATCTCTAAATATCATTGAAATCTCTTTGGATGTAGCATCTTTTAATTTAAGTAATGTGCTTAAAAATTTTCCGTTTGCTATAGAGTTCTTGGTTAATACGACACCATATTTATTTGCTGCATCCATAGCTTCTGGAGAAACTTTTTTAGTAAAAGTCTCAATTAATCGTGATAATTGAACAACAGATTTTTCTGCACCGACACCTGTTCTACTTATAATAGCAAAAGACGCACCTAAATCTTCAACACTCAAACCTGCAGATTTTGCTATAGCTGCAACTACACCAATATTTTTAGCAACATCTGCAACTGTTAAAATACCTCGTTCTTGAATGGCGAATAAGAAATCTGCTGCATCTGCAACATCTTTTAATTGATCTTTAAATGTTTGGTAAGTAACAATAACAGCTTTAGTAGCTTGTGATACTTCAGTAAAACCGCCAACAGCTAATCTTGTAGATGCTCTAAGTACTCCCATAGCTTCTGATGCTTGCACTGTAGCAGATATAATATCAAACATACCTTTAGCTAAATCTGCTTTTGCCACACCAAATTCTTTTGATAAGTCTCTTACACCATCTGACAGTTCTCCAAAAGTTAATTCAGTATCTTTTACAAGAGAGTTCACTTTCCCCATCTCATACTGGAAATCCATTGCTTCTTTAACTGCTTTTCCAAATATCTTGCCAATTAATAGTGTACCAACAGCACCAAAAGCAATAACCGCAGACCTAGCCGACAAGATACTCTGTTTCATTGATTTGTATCCAGTTGTTGCTTTTTTGGTAAACTGCTTTGTTTGTGTTTCAGCTTTCTTTAACGCTTTTGTAAGCTTAAAGGTTTCACCATCAATTACTACTGTTAATGTTCCTATATTAGCCATTTCATTTTACTTTCTTTCCAGACATAGATGACAGTAATTCCTTCATATCATCTATAGTTTGTTTTTCATCTGTTTTCTTACCACCGTATAATGGTGGCACGAAACTTAACGGAGTTAATTTCTTTGCTCCCTTTTTTAATTTTATATTAATTAATGTAGAAGCTATCACACCCATTCTAACATATTCAGGGTATTGTCCGAATGGTTCTATGGAGTAGACCACTTCCCAATCCCTTAATTGTTTAGAATTTAACATTTCCATCAAATAATCAGGATGAGGAACTCCTAATGCCAAGCATAGTCTAAATTTAAATAAGTTGCTTGGCTTTTTTAGTTTTTTGACAATTCTTCAGCATCTTTTGTTCCAAGACCTGCAAGTTTTTGCCCTACTGCAAATACTCTATCAAGTGCTGATGCTGATTTGTTTCCTAGATCATTGATCTGCATCTCATTAAATAATAGATTATTTTTTTCGTCAACTAGCGTAGCTGCTACAAATTTAGCTCTAATATTTTCAAGACCTCCTTCTTCTTGAGTGAGTTGCTTCTCAAACGCATCTCTTTCTTTTGCTGTAATGGTTCTTACTATTACTTCTCCACCCCATTCTGGTACTGTTATTGTCTCTGTTTTTAAATCTTGTGCTTGTAGAATTTGTTCCTTTGTCAAAAATCCCATTTTAAAAACTCCTCTGGTTAAGGTTAATTGATTAACTTGATTCAGTTATTTGACCATCTATTTTGATTGTTACTGACATTGTGATCTTATCATCGGCAGGAATGCTTTTGCTAATGTTTGTTACAAAACCTGTAAATGAAAAATCTGTGTTACCTGTATCGGGCATAATTATAGAAAAACTCTGCCCTGCATTTGATTCGAAATCATCATTTAGATCATCAAATCCACTTCTTGTCCAATTCATGTCCAGAGACACTTCACCACCATCTCTAAAACCACCAATAAATTCACGATAACCACCTGTTGAATCTAATGTTGTCACATCAATTGTGTCTCTTGCTTTATTCGGGCCAGATATCGAATTTACTTCTCCTACAGTTACTGAATTCCTTTTAAACACTGCACCGACACCTGCTATTGCTGAACTTGCCATATTACCTTCACCTCCTTAAAAATTTAAGATGTTCTCATTATCCTAAAATTAATAGTCCACATAGGTCTATTACTTTTATCGTACCCTAAAAAATTGATATCAGACTGAGCTATTATGTAAATATATCTAGTAGAATTAACTGTTGTATTTTCCACAGCATGTAATGTTGTCACAATTAATTCTGCTAAAGTATAACCTGCCTGATAACCAAACACATCTCCTCGTATTTTAATCATTATTGTTGGAAGTTTTAAAGTACGCTTTGTGTCTGGTTGTCCTCCACCTGTATCAAATATTGATACAACCTTATCTGCAACGCCTCCTCCATCTGGTTCTTGTCCAACAAACAAAGTTCTACCAAATATAAGTCCTGTTGTTGCAGACGATGCTTCTAATAAATCTTTTATATCTTGTGATGGTGCATTCATTATCTCTTGACACTCCCTTTTAATATTTTAAGTATATCTTTCTGTGAACCAAAAAAAGCTTTTTCCAAAAATTTAGCCACACCTATTTTATGCTGTTCTCCTACAGCTTCATGTTCTTTTAAAGCATAGAAAGCTGTATGACCTATTTTAGCAAAAGGTGTCTTTGCTTTTTCAATGGTCTCCTCAAAGATAATAGACTCATGTTCTGCTGCTACTGTTAATCCTTCTGGTTTTGTAGTATCAAAATCATTAGTAGCTATTATACCAGAATTTTTTCCATCACCACCAAATATTACGAAAGCACTTTCTCTTAGATTACCTGTATCAACTGGAGTAAGTTGTTTTGATTTCTTCATTACAAATTTACCTGCTCTTTTCATACCAACTCTAGAGATTTCACCTTCTATCTTTTTAATTTTATTTCTAAGAGCTCTTGTAACTTTCCTTAAACCTTTTACTCTTATTGGGGCATTGCTTGGAAATTCCATATTATTACCTCGTAGATGTTGCTGACGATAAAAAAGCTATTCTTTGAAATTTATCCGCTTTTAATGTGGGTATTTTAGTTACTGATTTTACTTCTAATGCACCTGTTACATTCTTAGGATTTGTCTCATCTACAGATGAAGCTATGTCAGTTAATGCACCTAAAAACAACCAATCATTTTCAGATATATCTTGTCCCACATAAGCTAAAGTACCTTTTTCAAGTCGTTGTCCTGTTCTATCAGTCAACATTTTCTGTCTAATTTCCCATCTACCAGAGATTTCAGTTGGTGCATCAAAAGTAGCTCCTCCAAAACCATCTCTACCAGAAAATGCCCAATAAACAAGTGTTTGATTATGATATCTGTTTATAAATGAACTCATTATGAATCCTCTGCCCTGCTAATTGCTAGAATCGGTTTAAAACTTCCTATGCGTTTCCCTAAATTAGCTAATGTTCCTGTAGTATCTAAGACACATGCTTGTTGTCCATAAAGGGTGGCTTTTAAAAGTATTTCATTTCCTCCACCGAAGAAAGTTGATTTTGTTTCTCCTATCTCTTGAGTTTTTTCCTGTAACTCTAAACTTGTTTTGAAGAAATGTGCTGCTAACCATCTTTCTATTTCTTTCAATTGTGTGCTATCACTTATCTTACTTGTATCTGATAATAAAATAGTCACAAGTTTATTTGCTGCTGTTATGAAGGCAGTAAAACTTGTAACATCTGTGTCAAGTATAGCTCCTACTTCTGCATCAGTTACTCTTGCCATTATCCTATCCTTCCAATTTCTTTGTCATTAACAATTACTCTTCCTTGATTCCAATACTTAGGCTCAATAAATTTAATTATCTTTTCTTCATTCCATTTAAGACCTAACCATTCAATTACTGATTTAATTTCACTAAACTGTCCATCAATCATTTCTTGTGGCCAAACTTCTCTTAAATCTAAATCAGCATAGAGCATTTCATTAAATCTGTTTATATGTTGCTGAATCCACTCTTGCCAGCCTTCTTCTGTATTGTAAGCTCTCATAAATCCTGTACGCATACAAGAATTAACAATTTCTTTACTACGCCTTCGGACAATAATCCATTTAGCATCAGGAAAAGCATTATTCCATAATGGCCACATCAAACAAGCTTTAGCTCCTTTATAAAACCATCGTTCATCTTTTTTAACACCCTGTTCTCTTAAAAGATTATGTACCTTACTTTTCCAAATACCTCCGTCTATTTTTTTAAATTGTTCTACATCTGGTAAAGGATTTTGTGCCATTGGATCAACCCCTAAACTCAGAAGAAGGGGTTTAACCAAATTGTTTCGTATATCAGCATTCTCAAACATTCCTTTTTTGTTATAAATAGTTGCACCACTCATTTCTCCACCCTCTGCACCACAAATGTTAATTACTCCTGCAGTGAGTGATGTACCACTTCTTGCACAACCAGTTATAATGATTGGGTTTTTCATTTCTTACACTCCTTATTTATCCAATCATATGTTTTTGTAAGTCCTTCATCTAAAGGTAAAGAAGGATACCAATCCAATACTTCTTGAATTAAACTATTCTCTGAATTTCTTCCTCGTACTCCCTCTGGGCCATCTATGTGTTTTATGTCTAATTCTTTTCCTGCAATTCTCATTACCTTCTTTGCTAGTTCGTTAATCGTCACCATTTCTTCAGAACCTATATTAACTGGATCACTATAATCAGAACCCATAAGTCTGATAGTTCCTTCAACACATTCATCAATATATAAAAAAGACCTTGTTTGCTTTCCATCTCCCCACATTTCTATTTCAGAATTAGCTTCAACTACTTTACGACACATAGCGGCAGGAGCTTTCTCTCTACCACCTGCCCAAGTTCCTTCTTCACCAAAAATATTATGATATCTTGCAATACGAACTTCCAACCCATAATTTCTTTCGTAAGCTTTGTATAGTCTTTCACTAAATAGTTTCTCCCATCCATATTCACTATCAGGATTAGCAGGATAAGCTGAGTCTTCGGCACAATTAGGATTATCGGGATCAAGTTGATTATGCTCTGGATACATACAAGCTGATGAAGAGTAGAAAATCTTTAGACTAGGGACATAATCTTTACAGAGTTCTAGCACATTTAAATTTATCATAGCCGAATTATGCATTATGTGAGCATCATTATCACCTGTGAAAACAAAACCTGCTCCTCCCATATCTGCTGCTAGTTGATATACTTCATCAAAAGATTTATCTATAACTTGTTTACAAAATATAATATCTCTTAAATCTCCAACAATAAAATCATCCGCTTCAGTTTCAGAAAATTCTGGAAGTTTTAAATCAACTCCTCGTACCCAATAACCATCTTTTTTTAATCTTCTTACTAAATGACTTCCTATGAAACCTCCTGCTCCAAGAACAAGTGCCGTTTTTATTGACATATATAAATTCCTTTATTATTTAATATCCGTTTTAATCCTTTATTCCATGTTTCTCTCTGTTTCTTGTTATCCAACCATCGTGAGTATCTGCTTAAATGTATAAAATTTTGATATAGGGTTGGTAGTTCGTTCATTTAGTC